ACTAGAATTGTCCTGCTGTGTCACCCTGAAGTGACTTAGAATCAACATTAGAACGACCCGTAAAACGAGCCTCTTCCTGTGCTGTAAGTTTCTGTCGTGCACGTTGTGCCGATGCTAAACCGCCAAACACTTCCTGCTCCGCAGTAGCCTGATTGTACTGATCCCCACTGATTTGTGCCAAAGCACTCAATCCTGGGGTCATAGAGGCAATCTGAGCCATTCCAGCCTCAGCACCAACGCCAGTACCCATACCGCCTGCATAGTCCTCATAATGGCTTGTAGGACCCATAGCAAGACCCTGACGGAGTGCAGCAGCACCATACTCAACAGCCTTAGCCTGCTTCGCTACAAGTGGTGCAGCAGCTTCAGGATCAAGTAGGTGGGCAATCATGTGACCGGCATCAAGACCGTACATGTTTTGTAGCGCATCACGGTAGTAAGGGTCAGTGTTGTCTACTGCTTTAGCGGCAGCATCAACACGTTGCTTCAACTGTGTTGCATCAATGTTGTTAGCAATAAAACGTTCAAAGTCGGACTTGTCATCATAGAAACCTTTAGGTAAGCCAGCATTTTGCAGAATAGAACGGTATGTGGATTCGGTAGCCAAGTATTCTTTCGGGGAAAGAACAGGCAGGCCAGCTTTGAGTCGTGCATCATTTGCAGCGAACCGTTGCTTGTACTCTGGAGCATCCTGCAATAGCAGAGACGTAGCGTCTTCCGAATAGCCTTGGTAGATGAACTCGGCAATACGTGCAGCCAAAGAACCAAGACCATAATTTTCAAAAGTTTTAGTCAAATTAGCAATAGCATTTTGTGAAGTAACATCAGTATTTATTGGTGTTGATTTTGATGCGCTAGAACCAACAGTATCTCTTGCAATCATTTAACTCACCAGTCCAAAGTCAAAAAGAATCTTGCGGGCAGTAGAATCAACAGTGTCACGTGCGTTCTTAGTCGAAGCCCAACGAGGATCTTTGCGAAGGCTAGTCTCAAACTGCCACAGTGGTACAGCAGTCTGCTTGCCAGTCTGGTCAACATTCGTTAAAGCCTTGTTGATAGTTTGGTCATTCAGGCCAATGTTTCCATCTGGAATTTCAAGGATACGAGACATGCTATTTATGTATGGTGAAGCAATCGCCTTGACAGTCATGCCTTTATCAATCTGGTCAGCTGCCCAAGAATACCTTGTTTTAGCAATGTCACTAATCTGCTTCTTCCAACCGTTAAGGTTGCCGTCACCATGAAGAATGTTTTGTGCAGCATTCGTGTACCACACATCATCATGTTGAACACCCATGTCTGCGCCATGAGCCTTCAAAGCGTCAATAGCGGTAAGTGCTTCACCAGTAGTGCCAGTGATAATTCCCGTACCAACAATGTGCTTTTTGAGCATGGAAGTATCAATACGGCTTGATGAACCGGCAGAAAGATACAATGCTTGCTTTGCAAGGCCAGCAACTTGATTATCGGTAAGGTTGACACCAGTATCCATAGCGGTGCTACGCACAAGTTGTGATGCAAGATTGGTTTCATGTGCCCATGAAGGTGGGTCAGTTTTTTCTGCACCATAGGCTACACGCCAAGCATCATTATGGGCCAAATACCATTTAGTGTTGTAAAACTTTGCTTTAAAGTCTTCAGCAGACATTTTGGTTGCAACAGCCTGATTAAACAAAGCTTTAAGTTCAGGAACACTATCGACCATACCGGCCTGAACACCGTAATCTTTAGCCCAATCAGCTTTGCTCTTATCTTTTTCAGGAGCAGCAGCAGGTGCATTAACTGTGACATAAGTATTACCACCAGCAGCACCAGTACCACCACTGACAGGAGCAGGAGGAGTCTTGCCAGCACCCTTAGGTGTAGTCACTAAAGACTTGGGTGGAGGAATGGTCACACCATCTTTATTGACAGCGGCAACAATATGCTTATTTTTGTCAACAGTGTACTGCTCACCATTCTTACCAAAAATAACAGCAGAACCATCTTTAAGGGTGTATGCAGTGCCAGCAGAATTTTTGCTGACCTTAGTCAAATTGCCCGTACCAGACTTAGTGAAATCAAAACCAACATGCTTGGTCTGGTCAGGAGTGACAGCATGGGTCGAATCATGCAACTCTGTTTCAGCTTTAACTAAAGCAACATGGTTAGTGTGCAAAGCGTGACCGGCATCCTGCCAAGCCTTGTATGTATCCTCGCTAGGGTTAGAAATCCAATCCTTAACAGCAGACTCGTAATTAGTCTTAGCACCCTCAGCAGACTGTGACCAGTCAGAAAGATTCTGTTTCGCTAACTCACGGTTCCAAACACCTTTAGCAGCATCCCAGGCAGTAATGAAAGGATTGCGTGGAGTCTGAACACCATACTTTACCTTGGCGGCATTAGCAGACTCTTGAAGATTCTTAGCAACATCAACAGGGGAACCGCCAGCCCAACGCTGACCGCCACCCATGTTATGTTCTTTATCTTGCTTCTTCTTGGCAGCAGCTTTAGCGGCCTGTTGTTTCTTTAACTCTGCAAGAAGTCTAGGATCATTAGGGTCAGTAATTGGCTTAGTTTCAGTCATTAGACACTACCTCCCATAGGACCCTGCAAAGCAGACAGCATTGCATCAAAATACGTTGTGGCCTTCTGGTAACCTTCATACTCAGGGTTTTGTTCAGCAATGTTTTCTGCCAACATTGATGGGTCAGTACCACCAGTAGTAGTGGTTGAAATGGAATTGCCACCAACCCCATAATGGGTAGAGGTAGTTGAAGGGTTCTGACCGGCGTTGAACGAAGTCATAAACGCATCAAGTTCTTGCGAAGAAGGTGCACGACCAATAGCGTTCTGGAACGCCTGCAAAGCATAAGCCTGGGCTTCTTCATGCGTGTACTGCTTGACGCTAGTTTGTGTAACAGTACGTGCAGCAGAAGGACCCTTGGTCTTACTAGGGCCTTTAGGAACTAATGGTGCTGGAGTGTAATCACTCATTAACTCAATCTCCTAAATACGCCATTGATAATAGTAGTCAAACGTGGATCATCTAAAGATTTCTGCTTCAAATACGCTTGCCAATTATCGTTTTCTTCAGTCAAAGTAGTTTCAGTACGGTAGCCACGAATAATGTTTTTAGTTTCCTCATGCTTTTTGTAGCTTTGCATAAGGTCATAAACAAGTTTTGACTGCTCATTTTGTGGTGCTTGATTTGTGCTAAACAAATGATTTAAATCATCAACAGCTTTAACAGCAATGTTGCGCTTCTCAGGTGACATAAAGTCATCAGCCCAAATAGGGTTAGCCAACTTGTAATCATTCACGTAGGAACGCCAAGATTTATTCTCTGCATTAACTTGGTTAACGTTGTCACCAGCATCAGCAATGGCTTTATCGTGCACATCTTTAGCATCGTAATAACCATTGTTGCCGGCATTGACATAGATAGAATCCATGAACTCTTGAGGTGTACGTCGACCACGCAAGTGCATCTTTAACACTTCATCATAGATAGCCTGCTTGTCACCTGCACCACCAGCGTTCTGTGGCAGAAGGAAAGCCGCACCAACAGCACGGTCAGACTTTAACAAAGCCTCATTAGACTGCATCCAGTCCATAGCCTCATTAGTGTAAGCCATGTTCGCACCCTTAATAGTTGCCTCTGAACGGGCAACAGTGTACGAGATAGCCTTATCGCCATGATTACCAAGGAACTCTTGCAAAGCAGCAGGATAATCATTCTTTGATTGAACCAGTTTGTAGAACTCGTCACGCAAACCAGGGTCTTCCTGTGACAACTGTGGAGACAAAGGTGAAATAGAACCAAGAATACCCTTCATCACAAGGATGCTACGGGCATTATTTTTGATACGATCAATAAACTCTTGACGCTCCGTAGGAGAAGCATTAGGTCCAGGTAACTGGTTGTGGTAGTTAGCCGCAGCCATAGCCGACAGCATTGCACTATGGAAAGTAGAATCCTGCTCATTAGCGTTCAAAGCTTTAAACCATGCACGTGCCGGTGCAGACGGAATCAACGTATCAATAGCAGTAGCACCAAAACCACGTGAACCAATAACATTCTTTACAGGACGGGCAAGTTGAGGGAAAAACGAAGTAAGCGTATTTCCTGCAAGATTCACAAACGGTGAAGTACCATGTGCATCAAACTCAGGCAACACAGTCTTCAAAGACTGAGTGTCACCCTTAATAGTCAAAGGCAAATTACCGACAACTGGCAAACCTAATGCAGCAGCAGCGTTCATAACGCCAGCACCAAGTTCACCAACAAACGGCAACGTCACAAACTTGTTACCCTGATCATCAACTTGAATAAAGCCAGGGTCATTCATACCCTGCTCGATTAGTTGATATTCACGCAATGCTTGTGGATTATCTGCACCAAGTTTAATGTAACGCTTAATGGCCTGCTCTTGAGCAAAATAGAACGGCAGGAAGTTGCGGGCTAGTGTAGAAAATTGTGTACGCAAAGCAATATTGTGGATTTGTGGAAGCATGGCATGCGTTGCACGGGTCATAGCAAAACGTAACGCAGTTTCTTCACTGATTTTTCCAGCTTCAACCATAGGCTTGTAGAACGCCATAGATTCTTTAGTGTGCAGGAAGAACAATGGCTGACGTGACAAGTTACCTACGATAGGGTCAATAACTTTTTTGAAACCACCCTGAATAATGCGGTTCATTACATTAGGGCCAATGTAGTTTTCCAACTCTGGACCAATAATAGCTTTAGGTTTAGCGGCAGAATCAATTTTTGTTAACTGTGTTAAATTAACTTTTGCTTTACCAGCAATGGCTTTAGCAAAAGCCTCATGGAATGTACCATCAACACCAGTAAGCGTGTTACGCATGTCATCTGCACGTTGGAACGCAAACTCAGAAGCGTCCTGATTCTTGTAGCGTGACAAGATGTTACGTTCGTTAACGTACAAGTCTGCATCTGGAGGCAATGGTGTACCGGTATGGTAGTCAATGCCTTGGATACGTGCCTCTTCAAGGCGAGCAACCTCAGCCCAAGCCTCATCCTGTGACTTGCCAGACTTTAACAGACGCAAAGCGTCGGCAGTCATCATGCGCTGAGAAATGTTTTGTGAAGCCTTCTGCAACTGTAAAGCCCAATGAATGTCAAAATGGTCATTATGTGCAGAATAAGAAGTGAACTTGCCATCAGGACTTTCAACTTTAGCCCGCTTGACACGCTGACCAAGTAAATCCATCAGTTGACGTTGCTTCTCAATAAAGTCCTGATCAGTGCCATGACCTGCCATAGTTGCACCAGAAGCCATGTGACCGTTAGTAGCAATAGCAATCTGTGACGCTAATTCAACATCATCATCGTCAGCAAGGGCAGATAAACGCTTAGCGGTAGACTTACGTACACGAGCACCAGCAACTTTACCGGCTTCTCTTTCAAGATAATCTTTCATGCTAGTACCAGCAGAAAGAGCCAACATAGCGTTAGACATGATGTGTTCGTCTTCACCAGCAGCAAGCTTGTAATTCATTTTTGCTGCTGCACCAGCAACCTTAGACTTAACAACCTCAACAGTTCCATTACGGATAAATGTTGGGATAAGTTCAGAAGCAGCAATACGCAAACCAAAACCAGCAGTCAACAAAGCAAATGGCTTAAAAATGCTGTCAGTCCAGTTTTTTGCCACAAACTCGTCAACATGGCCGTAAGTTTTACCAGCAGCACCCATGCTACGCATAGCAAGTTTTACTTGACGAAAATCAGGGTATGCCCACATACCTGCATGGTGCGTATGTAAACCAGCAGCATGCGTAGAGTCAGCATTGCGAACTAAAGAAACATCATCGCCCTGCTGGAAACCATGACCGTAAGTTTGAGAACCAATAGTTCCCTCACCCTTCATGTGCATGTGGTCAATCATGTCTTCAACAAGATGCGAATCATTAGGTAGACCAGCAGCTTTAAACATTGAATGAATACCATCAACATAGACACGTCGGGCAGTAGCCAAATCACCTGCACCAATAGCGTCAGCAAAGTCGCTAGTAACTTCACGTGCTAAACGATCACCCATAGAGAAACGCATAACACGGTAAACACCTTGCAATGAGCCAACATCGGAAGGGTTAAATTGTTTAGTCGACAAATCTAGAGTGCCAGAATCAATAGCGTAAGGCTGGTAGCCAGAAAAAGTACGAGTCTTTTTGGCAACTGCTGAAGCATACGCTTCTTTACTTAATGGACGAAATGCTAAAGGCATAATCCATTTTTCTGCACCAAGGTCATCTACACCTTTGCGTGGAATAAAAAAGTTTGCAGCATTACGGTAATCGTAAGCAGTATCATCAAGTGTTTCCGCAAAAGGTTGACGCAACTTTTCTGAAGTTTTACCAAGAACTGCACGTGCAACACTACGCGAAGGCAACACGGGTGTACCGGCAATAGCAGACTGTGCCATAAGGTCTGAACGGAACTGTGTTTCCAAAAATGCTTTATGTAAACTTTCAACAGTTTCTTCACGCGTAGCACCAAATGCTTTAGCGGCACTATTGACTTTACCTAGACGGTCAGCACTGCCCGTAAGTTCAGGAAACTTAGCAACAATGTCACCAGCATCCATACCAACAAGTTGCTCCAAAGCACGATGGTATTGACGGCCAGCAGTAAAAGATGCAGAATTAGCGTTCAAGCCAGCTTGAAAAACTTTTTCTGCCTGGTCAGCATTGTACAGTCGAAGACTGTTACGTTCCAAAAAGTTTTGCATACCGACAGAGCGGAAAGCCCAAGGCACACGCTTACCGCTTTGTGCAAGCCAATCGCCCGACTTAGTGACTTTAGAAATAGCACCAAGTTTCATGATTGGATCAAGATAAATGTCCATACCGGCATCTACAGCACCAGAAACAAACTTGCCCCAGCCTTTATCCGTATTGCCATGTGCGCCCAGAAGGTTAGCAACGTCACGGCCCATAGAAACTTTGTACTTTTCGTTCTCTGAATCGGCGTAAGAATCACGGTACTCGTCAAGGTTGCCACCAATTTTACGCAAACCCATGCCAACAAGGTCAGCACCAGCAACGCCACCTAAAGGGCCACCAATAAGAGTGCCAATAGTTGCACCGCCAGCAACAGCAAGAGTGGCAAGAGTGCCAGTAAAAATACCGTGACGGGTATACAACGAATGAATGTACTTGTAGTCACGTTGCACTTCATGCAAAGGCTTAGATAAAGACTCTAAAGCAGACGTTGCACCATGAACTAAACCGTCATACCAATGGGTAGGGTTAGCGTTCTCGGCAGCATAATCTTGTGCAGCTTGCTGAACACCAGACATAGTAGCAGCGTGAGAAACAACAGGTGCAGTATGTACAGGATTGGGTGACTTCACCACATCAGAAGCAAGAGCAGGAGAATTTTTTAGGTGAGGATTATCTGTCAACGCTTGGTTGATAAGATCATTAAGGCTATCGTTAGGCAACTAGAACCCACCATTAAACCGTGCAGCCAAAGACTTTAAAGCAGGAGAAGCATCACTGTTACGGGCAAGAGCCTGAATGTAATCTTTAGTATTCTTGTACGATGCCACTTCAGGTGACTGCAAACCTAAAGAAGCCATACCGGGACCAGGACCTGCATCAACACCGTGAGTGACAGGACGGTCAGGGAACTGGTCGGGAGCATCTAAAGGAACAATAGGCATAGGTTCAGATGCAGGCTGTGCCTGCTGTTGCTGACCTGCCTGAGCAATCTGTGACGCAGAGGCAGGAGAAGGATTAGATGTTGCTTCCATAGGAGCAGCCATTTGTGTGGCCATCATCTCATTCCCCTGCCCATACGGTAAACCAGAAATGTATCTAGCTGCTTGCTTGTCTGCTGGACCACCATCGGTACGTTGGGATAAAGACCCTGGGCCTGAAACTGGTGCTGGACTTGTAGGGCGTTGATAGCCACCTTTGCCTGCCATGAGTTTACCTGCCTGTATGTTTTAAACCGAATAGATTGTCACCGCATCCAAGACTGCTAGAGTCTGGACAGTTATTTAATTAGAACTTCTGCGACTTGCCGACAGTGCCAGTACCGCCAACACCACCAGGTGCATAGCCGAACTGAATCTCTGACTTGCCAGGCTTACGAACACCAGAAGGTGTACCTGACTTGCGAGTTGGTTGCATGTAAGCACTGCCAGCAGAACCCTGCGTGGCTGGCTTATTCTTTGATCCGAAAGCCATAACTTTCTCCTTTTATCCTGCTGGACTCATTCTTGCAACGGATGCTGCAAGGGTTGGGTTTCCTCGCGAGTTTAGACCCGCAAGAAGCTGTTGAACGGCAGGACGGCCACCAGGACCCATACCTGCCTGACCGGGAACTACCGTAGGTGGAAGACCCGTACGAGGATTTAACTCTGTACTCTGCTGTCCACCACCCTGAGCCATCATCGCAGCCTCTTCAGGGCTACCCGGTGCAGGAGCAGGAGGTGGTTCAGGTGGTGCAAATGCTTCAGTCACAATGTCTTCAAGGGTACGGCCTTTAGAACGACCAGCAATAATAGCTGCAAGTTTAGACAAAATCTCACCAGGATCCCCACCATTCTGTGCAAGAATAGGAATAGCCTGTGCATAACCAGAAACTGCCTGAATCAGCGCATCGCGCATCTTTTCAATTTCAATTTTTTGTTCTTCCATCGTGACATTAACTTCCCAAGGCATCTGCCTGCGCAAGAAGTCACGGCTAATCAACTGGTCTCCGCGAGCCTGCAAACCAAACACAAGAGCCTGATTAGGGTTAAGACCAGCCATTATACCATAAGTTACGTCAACAATATGCTCACCAGCAATGTCTTTGCTAGGAGTGTACGTAATCTCATATGGCGAACCAGCATCAACACCACGAACAGTCTTTTCCGTGTTACCAAAAACTGCTTCATCAATCATGAAACAAATTTCCATAACGTCACGGAACGAGCCAGCAAGCACATTGTGTGCAGTCTTAACCTGTGTATCAAAACCGCCCATGAGGGCTTCGACACCACGACCAGTAACAATAGAACCAGACTGCTGACCTAGACGGCCCTCAGGATAACGTGCACCGACACGAAGTTCCTGATCAAGCGCAGCAGATTCTTGGAACAAACCGGGTGGAACGTCAAGATTAACGCGACGAATCTTTTCAGGCTGTGCTGAACGGATAGTCGAATCGGGACCAATCTCAAGTACGTTAACGTCAGCAGGTAAAGCAAACGGAGCCTGTACAGACTTTTGTGCAGCCTCAAGACTTAATGTCGCAAAGCGACTACGTGCAACCTGAACCCACAACACATCATCAAACTGGCCACGCATAGTTTCATGCGAATCAATACCAGGACGAACAGCACAAACCACCATGATTTTACCAATAGGGTTCTTAGACTTTGCCAAAACAAAGTCCTTGCGTTCAGGAAGAAACAGCACAGTCTGGTCAGCATCATGGTAGCGAATCAAATCAAGCTGGGCGTTCTGCCCACCCTCACGATAACGACCACGAATAACAGACTCGTGCTCAGGGAACTCCATGCACAAATCTTCAACAGTCTTCAAATAACGCTTAGTGTAAGACTTCAAATGACCAAAACGGTCAAACTCAGGATACGAACTGTACGGATCATCAACACGAATAATCGGTGTCTTCTTTTCGTAATCAATCTCAACAACGAAAGGAACCATGCCGTACGTGATGTAGCGGTCTGCACCAGTAAACATGTTGGTTTGCAAACGTGACTGGTCACGATAGCCAGCAACAATCATCGTACGCTTATCTGCACGTTGTCTAGCACGGTCAGACACCACATTAGTGGCATTACAGTTAAACGCTGGTAGAGGTGCAATAACTTCAGCCACATCGCGAGCAGCAATGTCAATAAAGTTAGCCACCATAGGCTTCGGATAGTCATCAGGGAACAAACCAGGAAACACTTTATTGATGTTGCCACGACGTACTTCACGTACATCAGCCCAACGCTGGTCACGTTCAGTAGACTCACGGCGCAAATAGCGTACGCGAGTTGAGATTTCCTCAACACTTCTAGCCATTAGTAGCCTCCTGCAACCATTTTTTGTCTTCTAGCAAATTCTTCCAAATCAACAACCTGACGCTTAGCCAAATCGTGCGGTGTAGCAAACGGATTCCTCACCCACGTCTCACCAAAACGACCAGCAGTATTCACATAATCCCTGATCTGTGTCTCCACAAACCACAAAGCCATAGGCCCATCCTGCTTATTCTTAGTACCAGGAGACCACGTAACAAGCTGCTCAATCAGAGCCTTAACACCCTCATTGTCAGTACGAGGCAACTCAAGAAGGCTCGTACCCTTCATGTGCTTACCGTGCTGGTCAGTTTGCCCAAACAAAGGACCCATCGAAGCGACACCATACTCAAGGTCCATCTTGTTAGAACCCGTGTAGTGGCTAATCAGACGGACACCACGCGAAGCAAGAAAAGAGTTAATCTGCTCATCCTGCGTCAAAAACAACTGGAAAGCGTTCTTCTCAATAACCCACGCCTGAGGCTTATACCTGTCAGTCCACGACATGATAAGTTCACGAATACGTGCAGGTGTTGGGGCCGGCATACGGGACGCATCAAGCAGATACCGTTTTTTCGTCGCACGATCAGCCGACACCACAACACCAAACGTGTCACCCGACATGGCAGGATCTAGACCGCAAACAGTATAGAACCCGTCAATGTTGTCGGGATGACCGGCAGCACCAGGAAGAAGAGGACCACAAGCCCTCATGCCATTCACCGAACCCCTCACGGCTTCAGGTGAAAACACAGCTTCAGACTCAACGTCTTGCTGCTGATAAACCATAGCCCACGTTTTAGGGTCAAGCACACCACGACGCTTACGCAGATTAGTGCCATCCCAACGCGGGAACAAACCATCACTGTCAGGCTCAATAGGATCATTAGCCCAAGGGCGGTCAGACCTAGGCCACAGAGTCACCCAATCGGCAGGATCATCATGGAACTCAAGAACAGCCGGCATAGCCAAATAAGTCCAAGGAGAACCATTATCAGGATACCTATCAGGGTTCCGAATTTCACGATACAAATCAACAGGGTCCACGCGCGTACCCACGATAAGAATTTTACCCGTCGGTCCGACACGTGTCAGGACTTCTTGCTGTATCCAGCGTATTTGTTTCTCGTGCTCTCCAGCGTTGGAGAGCGTGATGGTATCGTCAAGAATAATGAGGTCTGCACGTGCACCGTAGATTTGGCCACCGATACCCAACGCTTGTAAAGTAGGGTCTTTTTCACCGGAGTCGCGTTCTAGGTAGATGGAGTCGGAAGTCCATTTGTCGGCGGTGGCCTTGAAACCGTCAGCGGGAGCATAGCGACGCTGAAGTTCCATGTAGCTTGGTGACGTTAAACGTTGCTTCACGGCGTAAAGGAACTCTTTGGCCATTTCGCGCGTCTTAGACACAACCTTGATACGAATGTTCGGGTCGGTACAGATACGGTATGTTACGTAGTCGATACTGACAGTCATGGACTTGGCATGCTCTGGCGGCATGTTGACCAGCACGTACTGCGGAATACCAGCCTCGTACGTCATTGACGGGTGAACCCAGGAAGGTTCCCGGTTCTCAATAAGATCAATAACATTCAACTGGTGGTCAAACGTTTCCGAGTTTAAAAACTCGCGGCGAAAATCCGCGAAGCCAATACTTTTATCTTCATCAGCAATGTGCCCCTTACGGGCCTGCACTGCACGAAGAAGTTTAACCTTACGGTCAAAATCAGGATCAGACTTCAAATAGTAGTAATAAGTCTTCTCCGACTTATTCACACCGGCACAAGCATCCGCAACCGAAAAGCCATCCTGCAACAGCTCAAGCAAACGAACTTTCGCCGAATCGGCCGACATAGTACCTACAGTGCGGTGCTGAGAATTTCTCTTCGGTGCAGCCATAATTATTCCCCTCGGCTCGACCCCAAGGAGAAGCCGACATTAGTAGTAGCCTTGGGTAACACACTTAGTAGTGCCCTAGGCACAAAACAAGCCCCAAAAAACCTAACTGTCCCCACCAGTAAACCAACCAGTTCGTTCCGCCGCAGGCTCCACGAACCGCAGTGCAAACGCAGGTTCGGGCACTTCTGTGTACGAAGTACCCTCACTACTATTAAGGAGGGATATTGCATGCTTTATCCCGCACTTTACAAAAATAATTTATGTGACATACATCACACTACAAAAAACCCTTTATTTACAAGCACTTTACAGGCCCCCACTTTAAAAAAAATTGTTGACTGGATAGTACTGTACACCCTCGCCGCGTAGTTAAAACCCCCTGGTCGTTGGTGCAGCTGTGCCAGGTGGTACAGTGTGGCAGTGCTTTATTGCCAGTGTGTAGCAGTGCAGACAGTGCCGACAGTGCAGGACAGTAACGCGACAGTAACGGCAGTGTGTGGGTGAGGGTAGGTGACCCGTGTCTATCCCGTAGAGATTAGACAGTAGGCAGGTGCATGGTGCAGGGTGTAGGTGCAGGGTTCATGCAGTAGGTGTGCAGTGTTGAAAGATTTTAAAATTGTTTTGTGTGTATGTGTTGACATGTTTTGAAATGTGTGCGCACAATTGGTTATGGGCAAATTGCTCCGCCGATTAGATAGGAAAATGGTTATGTGTAAGGGATGTACTGAGGCCGATCAATTCGGCAAGTTTGCGGACATGGATGCGGCAGATATTGCGCAAGCGCGCGCCGGCATTGCGTTAGTTATTCGGCAGTATGGCCTAGATCTAGGCGATAGTAGCGTGTTGTTAGTTGCGAGTGACTATATCAAATTCTTGCAAGGTTATGACACGTGCGCCGGCGAATTTACGCCGCGTGAATGGGTTCAGATTAAGTTGCAGCAGTATGGCGGGGATCTGTCCTCATATGTTGCAGTGTTAGCGGGTGCATGATGGTTAGTTTTCCTACTTACTTGCAGGAGCTAGGCGTGTCACTCGCCGTTATTGTTGTGTTCGCGGTTGTGTCAGATCTTGCCGGCATGAATGAAAGCTTGCGCCGTGAATGTTTGAAAATGTTGTGGCTATTTCCTATTGTTATTGTGACGTTCATAATAATGAACGCGGCACTGTTACTTGTAGCGGGATAGTGTCTATGTGTGGCCTAGCGCGTACGTGTTGACACGTTAGGCCGTGCAGGGATACTATCCCTATGTAAGACAAATAACGCCTACGCCGTAGGCACTTGATTAGATAGGAACTAATTATGAATAACAAAACATTAGCACCGGTG